TGGCCCTTGATTTAAATTAATAGATTTAAAGGCATCTGTGGTATCAAAAGTGCCTGTTTCTTGCGCCAAGGCACCTTCCAAGAGAGCGAGATTAGTCCAAGTGGTACTTGGATCATAGGTATCGGCCATAGATAGTTCTATATCTGTGCTATTTGAGGCTAGAGATTGTATCTTTCCATTAGATACGGGATACAATGTATAGGTTACCTGACCTCCATCTAAAGGAGAAGATATTGTAACAACTCTATTCTGTGCTGTAATCGTAGGATTGGCAGTGGCTGCATTATCTAGCACTAACTGTGCGCTTCCACCAGCGGAAGTAGGCCCTTTTAGTCTAACACCAATTAAACTTAATAGTTTTGAAACATTCCTTCTTGTTCTTGCAGTTGGTAAGTATGATTCGTTTGCTAATGCGTCAGCTTTAAATGACATTACTGACCCCATATACGCAACCAACTCAGTGAACATCATCCCATAATCAGACTCAGTAAAATTTTGATAATCTTTTGAGTATGCTGCTTTCATATAAGAAATTAAAGAATCTCTTAGGGTGGCAAAGTCTGTAGCTGCATAATCAATTAAGCTTTCTTTGTTTATATATTCTTTTCCGCTTTGGATAAGTTTTTGATAATCCGACTCAGCGGTTGTGAAAGGTACAGGATTGGTCGTATTGTAATTTGAAGTCATAGGATTAAGCTTTTATGGTCTATGGTAAACAGTTACCTCTGTATCTGTTTGGAATTCTAAAGAAAAAATGGACAAACTGATTCTAATACCTGGCAACCCAAACGCCGAGCCTTCATCAATTAATTTAACTTGCATATCTTTTATCTGAGCATCAGGAATGTAGTCGTATATCGCTGTAGCCACTCTCGTTTTTATATTTAAAACAACTTCTTCGGTGAGAGGCTCAAACAAAAACTCTTCTAGGTTCACTCCAAAGTTAGGCAGCATTAGTCTTTCGTCGCCGCCAGTTTGTAGCAGTTGGATCACCTGCCCTCTAAGCATCTCAATTCCTGCGGTTTGGCTAAAAATACCTTTCGCAGCGTTGTCTTTATCAAATAAAGGGAACCTTACACCCTTTACTTCCTCAGAAGGATTGGCGTTGTTTATTTGGTCTTTTATTCTCTGTGAGGGCAAGACCCCGTAGGTGGTGGTGGTGTTCGTCATATCTCTATATTTTTAAAGAAGCCGCTCTGAGCTTCATAATTTTGGAGCACTTCCTTAGTAGTTAGGGGTCGAGAATAAAACTTTAAACTTCCAACATGCCCATGTAAACTACCCGTGTATCCATGCCTGTTACCCATAAACCCGCCTGAACTGGTGGAGAAATCAATAGGTGATCCTTCAGTCCACCCACCACCCACTATCCAAGGAGTAAAATAGGTATCATTTTGTGGACCGCTATCAAAAGAGGTAACTCCAGGCGCTTGATTTACCGTAGCAGAACTGTAATAAAAGCTACTATTAGGCTTATCTTTAGGAACAATAAAGGTAGGCACTTTAGGGGATGTAAATGATTGAACTCCAAATACATCGGAGATAGCAGAAGTGGAAAGTAGACTTCCATCTAAATAAATATTACATTCATCTTTAGGAACATTTAATGCTATGTGCAGATGAATATATGTTGAAGATACATCAGACAACGACTTTCCATTTGATAAGGTAGAAGAAACATCAACCTTCATTTTATGGAATCCAGTAAAGCTGCAATCGCTCACCTTAGGAACAAACTCGACTGCGGAAGTTCCAAATGATTGTGTAGGAGCAATAAAGAAGCAAGAGGATGAAACGGTTGCAGAAGACGCTAAGTTAGCGTTTTGTCCAGGATTAGTATTAGGTCCTGGGATTATGGCTTGATCAGAGAAAATAACAGGGTCTCGCGTGAATCCAATAAGAACACCCTTTGTGGTCTCCTTTTGATTAGAAGTTGTTAGAGAGCTAACATTACTTGCTTGAGGTAACCCTCCAGTATTCTCATTGCCTAACAAAATTCTATAATAATTATAATCAGTCCACGCACCAGTATTTGTGTTTTTTAATCTTGCGGGTGCAGTTGGATCCTCCTCTTGTCTAGTTTGATTATACGCAAAATAAGGAATGTGTAACCAACAATCAATACTGCATCCATCTGGGTTATACATTAAATTTTGAAATTCTTTGCTGGATGGTAATCTAAAGTAACCTGCTGATTTTGTAATATTAGCAGTTGTGGTATCTATCTTGGTAATCCCACCTAAGAAAGGAACGCCTAATCCTGCCTTGAAAACATTTTGAGCGACACCAACCAACTGACCATCTAAGTCTGCCCCAGGGTTTGCAGGGTTAACTACATTATACTGTGTTGATGAGGGGTCTAGGGTGTTGCCTTTTAAAAAGTTATATACTGCAAACAATCCACTTGTTGAAATAGAATCAGTAAGCGATACAGCAGGGGCTGATTGTGCATTTATCGAGGGATTAAATATAATCGAGCCTAAGCCTACGGGGGGAACTACTACTGGGGAAAGAAGCGCGTTTGAGTTAGTCCCGTAGTTTCTAACAAATTTAGGCTTAATAGGGAGAACCACACCAGACACCTCACCCGAATCGAAAGATAACTGTTTCTGTTTATCTATCGGAATATTTACAGCCACACTGCTCAAGAAGGAGAAATCATTTACGGGGATTTGTCCTGGCTCGAATACTTCACTAGATCCTAATAGATCAGCAGATTTTACAGCGATCTCAATTTGTTTTTTCCTCTTATCTTCCTTTTCTGCATAAGAGGAGATAACAGAAAAGAGGCTTTGCTTTGTATTTACTACCAAAGCAGAGTCCTCAGTATACCCATCGCTTAGTAGCTCGGTGACTTGTGATTCAGAATCAGATACAAGTTTATCTTTTTGTTCTTGTAGCACAGCTAAGAAATAATCTTTAGCGTAGAAAGTTTGTAGCTCTGTAGAGTTATCAATGTAAGATAAATCAAAAATAGTATTTACATAATCATTTAATTGATCGACAGTGATAATGGTTCCTTTTCCTCCAAGGCTAGGAGGATAATTTAAATTCCATTTTTCGCTGTCAACAACAAACCCAATATCAGAAGCAGAGGGAATCTCTTTTCCATTGTAAAGTCTCTCTTGTGAATCGAAGTAAAGACCGTCTTCAGATAAAATAAATAATCCCTGCTTAGATACTGGGGGACCGAAGGTTAATCTAAAGATAGGCCCTTCATCTTCAGCGGCAGCAGCCGCTTCTAGTTGTCGTTGATATAAAATCTGACCAATGATCTCTAACTGGTCAGAGCATTTACCTGCAAAGTCTAAGGCATCTTGTATTTGTGATTGCGCTAAAGCAAAAGCTGCTTGTTTTGAGTTTTCTGTGTACTGATTTCCTCCATAAGTAGAATTAATCCCACCAAAACCAGCCCCATCAAGAGGCCCTCCGCTATCCAGCCAAGCTCCGAATTGAGCTAAACAATCCTGGACCTCTTCAAAGCCCTCTACTAAGGCTTCTCCAGCCTCAAAAAAAGCGTTTATCTGACCTGTCCAGTTAGCGGCTGTCTCTAGCCAATCTATATCAAAACCATTTGTCGAAGATTGAGAAAATAATTCAAACTTACCAGTACCCACATTGAACGAGATAATTCCTGTGTCGTTAAAAACTTTATTAACGAAATCTGCTACAGTCTGCCTTGCCGTATTTCTACCTTGCTGTAAAGCTCGGGTCAAAGCATTTAGTGATCCACCACCCATAAACTGCAAAACATCAACACCGAAATTGGTTGCACATTTTGGAATGCCGTACTGAGTTGTCAAAAACAAAGCAGGGTTCGTAAACATTTGAGGATTAATTAGTGCCATATTAGTTTCTTATAATTGCTTAAGGGGTGTTGATGTGTTAACATTATTAAAATAACTATAGTTAGTTGACCAAAGAGGATTCATAAAGAAAGGCCACCAGCCGAATAGCTTTTCTGCGTCAATCTCAAAATTAGTTTTTCGAATAGCCATTTGTATATCTATTGAGTTGGGAGGCAAGGGATTGAGTTGAATCGTACCTCCTTGTGCGACATCAGATTCTATATTTACATTACGCCCCTTTATATTTATATCTCCCAAGGATTTCATGTCAATTCCTTTTTCTGCATATAGGTGAATTTTGTTTTGGCTTCTAACCTGAAATGACGCTGCCGTTGTCCCATCTTCCTTGTCCGTTCCTATGCAATCAATGAAAATACCGTTCCCAGTGCTGATAAGGCTTATATCTCCACGATCACTCTGTATAATTATATTACCTGTCTGGCTTTTTCTTGTCAGTGGAGTCCCTTTTGATGTAGTAGAATGATTTTTAATCTCCATATTACCACCATCTTGAACGGTCAAAGAGACATTCCCTTCTGCGCTATGCATATTTAGATTACCTCCTGCCTTTATTCCTATACCTTCAGGGCCTAAATCACTGCTGTCATCATCAGAATCAGAGAGGCGAATCGTTGCTTTTTCTCCAGAGCTATACAGGTAAGGCCCAGAGTGATGAGGGACATCATTCAGTAAAAGGCCATGACCTTGCGAGCTTTTTAAACTTACCCCTGCTCGGGTTTGCTGTGTATCTCTATTCTCTCGCATCAATAAATGATGCCCTGTAGGAGTGGTAACCCCATAAGACATGCTTTGAGAGGCCTCTTTTGAATCTTCAGAATCATGAGGCATTGTTTGCTCTCTACCTAAAGAGGGATCTTTTCCTTGTGGGTATGCGGCATCTCTCTGCGCTGCATCATATTGTTGATCTATTACCGACCCCAAATAATAATAAGTGTTGGTAGTGTCATTTTCCGCAAAATCATAAAGTATTTCTTGGTTTACCTCTGGGACAAATCCTGCTCCCGTGTATGAACCCCCTCCATAAAAGCTTACATACTTAACTGAAATCCAATTGTTGGGGTCATCTGCATTTGAGCCTGTAGGGCATACAGTTAATAGACCTTTACCATTTAAATCTCTTTTTGAAATTATGCATCCTTTATATACCGCCATTAAATATCATCTCCCAACTTCCTCTTTGCCGCATTTCGTCTAGTCTTTTGAGCCTCAGAAATAGTTTCTTTCTGAAACGCATTTAACTCTCCAGACTCTTCATGCTTCACTACATTATTATAGGGAAAAACAAGACGCTGTTTTCGTTCTTGATTTAGTAAAAACTCATTACTATTATTATCTAAATTAATCTTCTGCATCATTAATCTCCGCACGAACATCTTTTACCACTACAAACTCTGACTCAGCTTTAGATTTAGTGATTGTGTGTTTCCAGCCCAGTATCGTATATAGTCCGCTAAAAAAATCAGCGGTTGACCTGTTTAGTTCCGAAGAGGTCTTTAAACGCGGAGTGCTTTTTAATAATGCAATGGCAGGTTTTTGAATATAGGAGAGGTTTGATAAATTAAACATTGGCAGTGTCTTTATCACGCCTTTATATCTTTTTTTATACAAACCAGAAAACAATGCCAGCATCGCAACATACGGAGAAGAGTAGTTTGCTCTTAAGTTTTTTGCTCTGCCTTCTGTTTCTAATAGCATTATGTCTTTTAGGTCTGTGGATAGCTGAGTTAACGACATTTGTGAGTTTGAAGGAAAAAAACTATGAAAACCTTTGCCGTAGAAACCCCTCTCTCTCCAATTATCTATAAGTTCATACAATTTAGCGTCAATAGCATCAGAGTCAGGTATTCCAGCGACCGTTTGAGATAGTTTTGTATACCGTAAAGCAACTTCATGGTAAATTTCGCCAATGCTGCCCATAAACTCTTGCAAAATAAAATTATCAGCATCAATATTAAAAGAAATAACATTTGAGTTTTTTTCATTTGCTATAAAAAATGGAATTTGTAGGGAAGCGACTTGATCTAGTATGGTAGTTGGAGCATCGTCAGGTTTTGCAGTTAAAAAACCAAACTCATCAGGCAGGTTTTTTCTAAAGTCTCCTTTTTTCTTGGCATAGTCATTGAAAAAACCAAGAGGAGTGTAATCTCCTTTGTAAATAAGCTGCTGTATCTGTGCAAAATATGTATCCTCAATTGTTGCTAAGTAATCAGGTGTTGAAAAGGAAGCCCAGGGCTCAAGTTGGGTTACGTCCTCACTAATTTTATTCCAAAAGGGATCTAAAAAATACCTATCTCCTATGGAATCATCAATTGTGCCAATAAGTTGTTTCTCCTGTAAATATTCTACAGATCTAAACTTCTTATTGAAATCGACCACCTGATGGATGTGTCCATATAGGTACTGATCTATTAAAGAACGATCTCCAAAGATAAAGTAAGCATCATCGCTAACGATAGGTGTTGGAGTTTGATAGTTCTGTCTAGTTCCCTTGGCATGTTTATATCCAGCAAATGTTCCAGAACCAAATTTCTCTTTAAACTTTTCGCATACTTTTAGATTACTCTCAAAAAAGTAATCTATGTCAAAAAGCTCGCCAGATTGAGTACTAAGTATGGAATTTATAAAGCGTTTGATAGGTTCTGCATAACTACCAGCATCAATGGTAAAGATCCCATCACCTACTGTTTTTTCATTCCCATCAGTGTCCTTGTATGTGGCCTTGCCTTCCCATTGAGTTAAATCTAAACCTAAATGAAGAACAGAATCAGCGTTTGGAGTTGTTGCAGGATCACTAAATGGGTCTTCAATTTTAACACCCAGTGAATAATCAAAAATTCCTGTACCTGTATCACCTGTGTAGAAAGATGTTGTTGGGGGAGGAGAGCCTGGGGCTTGAAGTGATAAAGCATCTTTTGTAAAGGTGACAAATCTAGGGTCTATATCGTTAGTGTTAGGGACACTATTAATATCGGCACTAAATCCCATGTTTGCAAAAACTTTAACGAGCGCCTTAACAAAGTGTTTGTTTTGTCTTATTCTTTTTAAAGGGGAGCTTCTAGGATCTACAGGTAAGTTGTCAATGTCAGCGCCAGCAAATAAAGCATTGGCAACAATAGGATCTTCTCCTGGATCGTAATCAAAGATTTCTTGCTTCATTACAGACTCAATAAACGGAGAAAGAATCTTATCTAAGTTGGGTAGTACAATGATGTGATTTTTTACTCCTATACTATACAAATAATAAGAGATTAACTTTACAACACAGTCATGAATCGAGGGGGTATACCCAGCCCAATCTATTACTTCAGCAAAGCGATCTTCGCCTTCTCGTCTCCTGATACCTAACTCTTCCTCTTGTGGCAAAACATCATATGCTTGCACAGGTATTTTAAATCTATTACCTAGTTCTTTTGACACTGGCGTAGAGAAATCAAGGACAGTCTTCCCTTCATAGAGATGCTTAACTTGATCTGAAGCAAAGAAATAGGTTATGGTTTCTTTGGCTCCATCATTGGAGTACTGAGTCTCACCTAAAAGAGTTTGAAAGGGGCCAGCCCAGTATTTCATATCATCGCCTATTCCATAAGCAATATAAACTTTCTGTCCGTGAGCGTTCCTGGCTATGATGTCTTTTAATTGAGCTTCGGCTGTGTTAAGTCTTGAAGCGTCGATTGGATTATCGTCTACCCACGCACCCTGACCCTCTCGTCTGTCATATTCCGTAGCTTTAATGCCGTAATCATCAATCTTTTTATTTAAGCTATCAATATAAGCTTTTTTCTCTTTCAAAAAACTCATCGACTCGCCTGTTGACATGAAGAATAGCTTCTTCAGAAAGCCCAACCCTGCTTCATGAGTTTTTATTTTAAAGCCTGAGTCTTTAGAGGCACTTTTACCACCACCCGCATAATTAAAAATATGAGTAAACTCTAAAATATTAACGCCTTCAGACATTGGAGTTTGCATAGACTCCTGAAGCTTTTCTCTGCCTGTTGACATAAAAACAGAATCCTCATCAGATCCGTGCTTATCTGTAAAACGCTTATAACTCTTGTATTTGGTTAAATTTAAAGCGGTTTGTTTATTGGAGGTGATTACAATGTTGTATGTCCCAACACTGTTTGCTATATTTCTCATGACATCTCTGGAATTTTAATATAATCCCCTGGTTTTAAAGCTTCAAAAGGATCAAAATAAGAATTATATTGTAAGGCATACCACCAATAACCTGGACTTCCGTAAAAAAGGTTTGCTATGTTGTCTGGACGATAAGCGGCAAATTTAGGAACTCTGCCTTGTCTTGATTCTAATCCGTTTAAAGATACTAAAAAGTTATCGTACTCTGATCCTACAGACGTTGTGGTAATTGTGCCCTTATGATTTAAATAGTTTACTCCATAAGAGTATCGTGTATAACTTGCATTTGTTTTATTTGCCATAACTGTTACTCCAAACTCCACCACCAGCGAAATCAAGGTCTGCTCCGTCCCCTTGTGTTAATCTCTTAAGGTACTTATTATCAACATTGCGCTCCCATCCGTAAATGGTCTCCTCTGGATCCCCAGGAACATTATTAGGGTTCTTTTGTATTTCGAAAAGACTTAACTTAACTTTTATTCTTCTAGGTAATAAGGAGGCATTGTCGTACCCTGCTGCCTCTACGATATCTATTGAATAATTATCCGCAATAGTTGAAATGCGATCAAACAACAACCCGTGTCTTAATTTTATTATTGGAGGGCCTAGAGTGGGGTTCTGAGAATTATTCATAGTAGAAGACCTGATCAAACCAATCCAAAACATAATAATCTCTACAGCCTGTGCGTAGAGATGAGATGCTGCGTAGCCGTTATTCATTTGAGCAGCAAACTGAAGATCAGAGGTATCATCAGGAAGAGGCTCTGGATCAGGGTCTCCAGGAATAAAAGGATCAACGCCATTGTTTAACACTTTTAAAAATTCCTGTCTCTTTTTTTGCCATTTGGTCGCTATGATCGCCGCATCAGTTTGAGTGTCTAAATCTTCAAAAAACTGATCTCGTTTTGAATCATCGGTTTCTTGTGTAATTTTCTCAGTTGAGAAGTTTTGGGACGCAAAATGCAAAACTTGTGGAAGAGTAATGTTAAACTCAACGTCTAGTTTTCGAGACTTAGATCCAGTGTATCCAAAAACATTACCTGATCTTCCCAAAACATCGTATTTTACAAGGTTTGAATTTCTTCTTTCAGTAATGGTTGGGTTTTCAAAGAAAGGGCAAATTCGTATTATAGGGTCTTTTCCTGCTGCTTGAGGAAAAACGAACAATAGTCTTGATCTATCTTCTAATTTTTGATTAACGTGTGTTGGTAGTCCTGCCATAATATTATGCGAATGTTACGCCTCCCTCAGTCCCTATTAGCTCATCTATTTTTGAATCAAATACAGCGGCTAAAGTATCAAGTCTTTCAATTTGAGCATCTGTGGATGCCACTGCAATGGAATCAGCCATGCTCTGGCTCTGAATAAAATCACCAATCAAAGCTGCTGTAACAGCTTCAAATCTGGATAGTGCTTTTTCATTATCGTCAATTCCTCTAAGGTCAGCTTTGGCTCTTAATTCTTCTGCTGTTGCAAGTTTTTCTGTGGAATCACCTAATTTAGTTAATAGTGCTACGATGCCCAATCCCAATAAAAGTGGAGCAATCGCTGGGAGAATACTTAAAAATAACCCGCCCATGCCAAATATCCCCGCGAACTTGAGACTGTCAGCAATCGAACTTTTTATAAGTGCAGCAGTGTTTAGAAGAGTAGCCGTTGTCTGAATTGCCATTTTTCCTACAAGAGTTACCATGGTAACCTTTAGCACTGTTGTTAATGCTCCAAAGGAATCAAGCGCAGCAACTATTGAGCCAAAACCAGAAACTAAAGGTAATAGAAAATCCCCTATAGTTCTAACAAAAGGCTCAAAAGTAGTCTTTAGAGATGTTGCTACATCAGTAAAAATCTTTGAAAGTGATTCTTGTGCAGGGCTAGGTTTAGCATTCTCTAATGCGGCTTGCAACTGTGTCCCTAGCATACCTGCTGGTCCCGCCAAGTTTTGCAATTGTTGTAATTCAACAATACTACCAAGATCTTTAAAGTCCCCAAACTGAGCGGCTCCTCTTTGAGTTTGCTGTATTATCGAAAGGATATCAGAAGGTGTTGCACCTGCCCCAGTAAATAACTTAGCTACATCATCATCAATACCAAGACGGGCTAAATCTCCAATGTTAGACTTTAGCAACATATCAACAAAGGTTGAAATGTTATCACCCAAAGCAGGGAACTGAGCCGTTAACTCTTTTATGGCTTGTGTGGTCTGCATACTCCCAGTTAAACCTAGGAGAGGCAGCGATTTTCCTAAATTATCCAGAGAACCTATCAGTAGTTCTGTGGATACATTAAACCTCATACTAAGGTTATCTAGGGATTCATTAAATGTTGCTCTCTGCCGACTTGAAAGAAGGCCTTGAGTGATCAATTTTTGGTTTAGTTTTATTAACCCAGCCGTATTCTGGCCCGTGATATCCATTTTATTGGCTAGATTAAGCGCAGAGCGACTACTATCCATCAAACCAGCAGACTGGAAGGCGAACAAACTCCGCATGGAAGTAAAAAGGCCACCAGGGAGACCTTCGATTCTATCCCCCGCAAAGGATAATGCTTCGTTGAAAGTCCTATTAAATTTTAAACCTTCCCTGTTGAACTTGATTATTTCGCCCATGGCCTGTACGATAGCCTGCGAAACTTTGTTTAATCCAACTACAGCAAAAGGAAGATCTTTTAAGGGACCTAAAGATCGTTCAAGCTTAGAAGTAATTGATAACTGGAGGTTGTACTGCTCCTCTAGAGTTTGAAGCCTGTCGCCTCTTCGACGAGAACCGTAATCTGGATCAGCCATCTAAGTTAATCCTGTAAACGGACGTTAATCCAACATCTACTGCAAATGTCCTAAATTGCGTTGTTGAAAATAATGCTGCCATGCCTTCTTGAGATATCCCTGTTTTTCGCCTTAATGCTCTATTTGTATATGGATTAACTAAGCCTTTGTAGCTTTTCCTAGTGTTTTTAATTTTTTCAGAGTTGATAACATCCATAACTATTGCTAATGTATCTAGGTTTGTCCCAGAATCAATTAAAAAACTGGTCATAAGAGTTCTGCGTGTATTCATGTTAGAATACATTCCATTACCTTTTTTTGTTGCCACTACAACCACAAAATAAGACTTTCTTACTCCCTTCAAGGAGATATAATCAAATGCTAGAACTGATCCTGCGGTAATGTTAGTAGGGCTTTTACTTACAGTCTGGGTGAATTTCTGCACTATTTCGTCAGTAGAGTCCGTATCATCATCTTGTTCGCTAATTTCCAACCAATCATCGTCAATTTCTCCCCTATCTTGTCGTTGTCCATAGTAAGAACGTATCAACCCTGCTACGGCAGATTCGATATTAAAATTTTCTTCACTTTTTTGTTGTAGAAATCCAGTCATGGGAGTATTATATAATAAATATTAATAATGATTGATAGTAATACAGATATTGAATTCATAGACTTTATTGATTTAATCAATACTACCTTAAGCAATGAATTTGTTGAAAAATGGAGATTTAGGTTTAGTACAAAATTTATTAAGCACTTTCAGTTAAAAGTACTTAATTCATTAATAAAGAGAAAAGTTCTTAAAAAAGAAACTTTATATAATTATCTAACTAAAAAGTGTAAATACTCGACAGAACAAGTCGATAACTTTTTTAATGCTATAGACATAGATATTTACTTCCCGCTGATTCAAGGGACACTAAAAAAGAAGAGTTAATTCTCTTTAGCTTTCTTTAGTTCGTCTAGTCGTTGATTAACGAGGCATGACTCAGTAAATTCAGGGCACAGTGATTTATATGAGCACCAGTTACAATACTGATTTCTCATTGGAACAAGATCGTCTTTCTTAGACTTTCTAATCTTCCAAACATCATCAACCACTGATCTAATATGGGCATAGATTTGATTTGATGTGTACTGCACGGTAACCAAATTATCGCTAATGGGGTAGTAATGAGCAGCAGTAATCTTATTTAAAGGTATGTCGTACAGCTTATGGACAGCGTACACATATCCTTTAAGTTGTGGGTCTTGATACAGTTCAACCTTATTCTTCTCTCTTTTTCCTGTCTTGTAGTCGATAACAAGGAACCCCCCATCCTTTCCTTTGATTATTCGGTCAATAAACCCATTAAGAGTTATCCCTTCAGATATTTCTAGATCAAAGTGAAGTTCTGCGATCCCAACCTCTGGCAGGGTGGCGTTCAGACGTAAAAAGTTCTTCAGGCAGGGCTCTATCTTTTTATTGTATGCCTCTGCAAACTTATAACTGTCCTTATGCGTTTCAGCTAGTTGGTTTAGCTCCGTTATGTCGGTAGCCGAAACACCGTCCTCAAATATTTGGTGAATATATGAACCAAAATGCAGGGCATCGGTGTTTGATATGTCGTACTCATCAAGTCGATCTACATACCTGTAGCGGTACTTAAGTTTACACTGCTTAAAAGTGTCACGTTTCGAATTACTAATTGTATTTATAAACATATGTTCAATCCTCAGTATATTAAAGACTACCTTCTAGAGAAGTTGCAATGCGATTACCGTATATCTTCAAATAATCGGGAGCTTATGATCCCCTCTTTATTTATAGAGCATGACTACAAAAGGCACATGAGCATTAATCTAGAGTCAGGTCTTTGGCAGTGCTTTAAGACTGACCAGAGAGGTAATTTCATAAAACTTTATTCGATTCTAGAGGAGGTATCGTATAAATCAGCCGAGTCTAAGCTGCTATTCCAGGCTGCCGAATCAGGGATGTGGGACCTTTGGGAAGATAAAAAAATTACTGCTATCCCTCAGGACATTACACATCAAAAACTAGACACTAGTGGATTTATACCTGTAAACATTAACAGCTATGATTCAGAAAACCACTTAGTCTTAAGAGCTTGGAAGTTTTTGATGGATAGAAAAATGTTCAACAGTAAGGAGTTTGTTGAATCCCCTTACTATGTTGCCCCTTCTGGAAAATACAGGGGGAGACTAATCATCCCATTCAAAGATTACGAGGGTGAGATCTTCTTTTTTCAAGCTAGAAGCCTGATGCATGACCTAACACCCAAGTACCTAAATCCTAACTCAGAAAATGGCGTAAAATCCAGCAATATTTTATACCCCTTCGACTTTGAGCAGGATCACCTATGTATTTGCGAAGGCCCCGCAGATGCGATCTCATTGAATTTAAACGGCTTAAATGCCACATGCACAATGGGTAGCACAATCTCCGAAATTCAAATGCAAACACTACGGGAGTTTGAGGGAAGAGTAATCCTGGCTTACGATAATGATGAGGCAGGAACAAAAGGTGTAGAGAAATTTGAGCGTCTTAGAAAACAATACATGATGCCTACTTTCTCAATCTGTACTCCTCCCTCCAGGTATAAAGATTGGAATGAAGCTCACATTGCCGACGAAGACTTATATGAATGGTTTATGGAAAAAACCTACGAGTATAATTTTGATAATAAGTCTTTACGAAACCTATGAGATTATAGGTCTACTAGATTTATTTCAAACTCTGGACAGCCAGCCTTTGCACCAATTAGAATATCCAGGATAGTAGAGTTTGTATTAGCAGAAACGTCTAAAGACGAAACATATAATCCTGGCTGCTTACCAACCACCAAGTTTCCAGATTGTCTAGTCCTGCTCTCTTCGTCACCTATTCTCACTTCTCTTCTAGTAACTCCAGCTAATGCTGTCCTAATAATTCCACTGTTTCCTAAAGACCCTACATGGGAATCACTAAGTAAATCGAGTACTTGAAGTTGAGTCATGTCACCCGAGGAGGCGTTCAAGAAAATGTGCTCTCTTGAAGCGTCAATAGTGTAGTTACAATCAAGATAATTAAAATCTGCTGTTCCATCCAAAGTCTTGTACTGCGTAACACGCTTGTACATAACCTCAATATTTTGTATATGAACTCTCCACTCAGCAGTGGTGTTAGCATCAGTGGATCCCGATGTCGCAAATTCGGTAGAACCAGTCCCGTAAATGGATTTAGTTGTAGCATTTAGGGGGTATCGTTGGATTGTCATAATTTAAAGTCCTCTTTAAATTATATAGGCTACTAAGAACTTATTTAACAATAAAATACATCCAAGGACTTACTATTTTTTCAGAAACCATAGTATAATAAACCCTAACCGCATAAGTACCTCTTTTTCCTCCAAGCTTATCAAACTCGAAAGTAGGAAGACCGTCTCCGCTCTGTAATGTACTTGATGTATCAAAGGAGTATATCAAAGTGTTGTCAGAGGTGACATAATCAACAGTGGTATCTACAACATCATATCTTCCTGGGAGATTTGGGTCATCGTTTACCTTTTGGACCTGAATACTTGCGTCAGTAATTAATGCAGACTTAAATATATTTTTTACTGATGAGTCTATGTTTCTATTTTCAACAGTAATCTCTGTTCCAATCTTTAGATCTACTTTTGATCCATTTATAACTTGTCTATTAGCTAATGTATTTTTAGCCCTAAGCAAGAGAGGCTCAGTAATACTCATGAAGGTATTATCAAATAACTCTACTTCATTAATATAAGTCTTCCAATCGCTCCCTTCGGTCAACTTAACTGTCCAAACATCAATGTACCTGGTAGCTTGTGATGCTGTATTGTTTATGGGATTTCCGTTTTGATCAATACCTGACAAAGAGGAGCCTGAAATTCCATTCAGTACGACTGCAAACTCCCCTGTCCCAAGCTTGTAAATCCCACTAGCTCCAGAGCAAGGCGCAAGAGATGGAGGCGAAGCAAAAACATTCCCTTTGTAATTACTCTCATTGAAGGAGGTATCCTCACCTATGACACCGTTTGCACTTGGACCAAAGACCATTGCCGCTGCCGAGGTTGACCCAGAAGCCACTAGTTCCGTAGATGTGTCTAATACGGTAGAGGGGGATAAATTTTCATTTCTCTTAAATACATGGACAGAACTAATAGCATAAGGATCTTGGTACTGCCCATCATTTAAGAAAAAAGATCTAAGCATGACCCTAGATTGAACCTGCGGTCTGCTGTTACGATCAATTACTTCGGTTGTGTTTATTAATGGCATCTTGCTCTCTCTGGTTTTCTTCGCTTAGAAGTTGTATAAATGTAGATCTTTCTGTCCTAGATAGCGATTTAACGTCACCGTAGGACAAACCTACATGTTTCACCAGTATATAGGCTTCATGCAGCAAATTTTTTAATTCTAAACCACCATTTAGTTCACCGAGAAAAAATTTTCGTCTATTGGTAGATTGATGAGGTTTGATTGTGTGCAAGAATCACAGTTAAATCTAATTTGTGGCTGAATACCGTAATTAGATAACGTGAGACCGTTAACTAACTGATGCACATCAGAGATAGGAAGTTTACTGATAGCTTTTTGAATAATAGCCTGATTATCAATGTCTCCTAATTTATGAACAAATCTCCATAGATTACTATAGATATCTGCTTTATCTAAATACAGTTCATCTGAAACAGTAAGAAGAGAGATGGTTGCATCTTTTTTGATTTTATCTAAATATACCGTTCTATTCTTAAAATCCATGTCATCAGGAACATAATTACACAAAAGCTTATTTAACTCCAAAGTTAACTGGTTTTCGTAATTACAATGCTTGCAGGATACTTTGATGTTATAATCATTACCGTAAGAGATTTCCCTTAGTTTAAGCAAAAGAAATAGCTTATCCATCATAAGGAGATGATCAATCTTAACATTCAAAACGCACTTATCTAATAAATAATTAGCAGCGTTAAACTTAGGCGCTCTTGTTCCTGTGCTAAGAGCCTTCTCATCAGCAAAAGTTAATGGTCTAATTTGGACAGGTGAGATTTTGTTAAAGTAAGGTAGCCCCTTGGAAGGGACTTGTACAAAAACATCTGACTCAGCGGGGAGATGCTCTAATAGTTGTGCTAGTTGTTCCTCTTCTGATAGCACCTCAGGTTGTGGAATTTGATCATTCATATAATTACCTCTAATCTATAATAGTATGTATGGAGATACGAATAAATACGATTAATTCACAACTGGTAACAGATAACGATAAGCTACTTAAAGCTTTATACAATTTGTATGCCTTTAAGATCCCTGGAGCAGAGTACTCACCTCAATACAAAAGCAGGCATTGGGACGGAAAAAAACGATTTTTTACTAGACAAGGCTCATTCAAAACAGGCCTGTTGGATCAGATAATAAAAGATTTAAAAAAGGTAGACGCGACTTTTACGATAACAGATGAGAGAAAAATCAACTCAGACCATAATAACTTCTATTTTGATAATATCAACTACTATGACTATCAAGAAAAAACAATCAAAGAAGGCTTAGACAAAAAGAGAATGGTTATTAAATCTCCTACCGCATCAGGAAAAACAATTATCATGGCAGGTCTCGTAAAAGCCCTCGCTGGAAGGAAGATGATTTTACTATTTAATGCGAAGCAACTTTTGACACAGACCTACGACTTCTTAAAGGATATTGGCATTGAAAACCTAGGGATGTGCTTCAGTGAAGGATTTATTGAGGGAGAGATCATGCTCTGTACAGTTCAAAGTATTGAAAAAGTATTAGATACCCACCTAGATTCAGAGGTCATGATGGTAGATGAGTGTCATGAATTTTCTAACGGAAAAACAACAGTAGCGGCTTTACAATCTTTCCCGCAAGCCAACTATAGATACGGATTTACAGCGACTCCCCCAAGCCAAGATATACCTAAGTATAATCTACTAGGGGGTTTAGGGTCTATATACTCTGTTGCAAGCACCGAAGAATTAGTTAAAAAAGGCAAACTAACAAAACCAATTATCCAGATAATAGAAAGACCGTATCTTGCTAATAATCAGGATGAAGCAATGAGTTACTTAGATATTTACGAAGAGTACATTGTAAAAAATGACTCTAGAAATAATATAATTAAGGACATAGTAAATGACATCAAAAATAAAAACAAAAAAGCCCGTATACTTATACTTACCAAGTCACTTGATCACGGAAGAGCCTTGGAAGACTTACTTGGAGGCAATTGTGAATTCCTGCAAGGGTGCGATACAATCGGAGAAAGGTATGAAGCTATATCTCGATTCAGAGGACATCGAGGACCTAGCATCCTCATTGGTACTAAAATCCTGCAAACAGGGGTTAACATTGAAGAAATCACCCACTTCATAAATGCCAGAGGAATGAAATCAGAAATAGCTACGCTTCAAGCTCTCGGTAGAGCATTAAGAAAGCACAAAACTAAAGACAAAGTTTATGTTTATGATTTCTATGATCAAGAAAAGTATCTTCTAAAACATTCTAAAGAAAGAAAAAAACACTATAAAGCAGAAGGACATGAGGTAAAGACTATATGAAAAGTTCAGATGAAATAAAGAAAAGAATGCTAGTTTTAAATGAACTAGATGAGCAAAAAATTAAACAAATAGCAACTAGACTAAGCACATACAAGGAAAAATCACCCGTATCAAGAGAAGGCCTAAAAAACTTGTATAACCTACAAACAGAACTACACATGTTTATTGGGCAGTATACGGATAGGCTATTGCATCTTCTGATGCAAAACCATATGCTGGACTAATTCTTAAGAGTTGGGATTGTAATCTCAGGGTTTTCTAGCTTTAACTTTAGGCCCCAGTTCTCCATATCTCTTTTAGTCCACTGTTCTTCTAAACTGGATTCAAGCAATTCAAGCTTATTGTGAATAAGACTTAGCTGACTGCTAATCCAAACTACACCACCGCAAAGTAGGATTACCATGCCTAAAGGCATTAGAGTTTCTTTTGAAATTGTCATTCTTTTATCTTGTGTAGTCATTATATTAATCTTTTTATAGTTACAGTTGTACCTATTTGGGCTGCGGTTGTTTGCGCTGATGTAGCCTCATATGTAATATCTACTACATCATCGACAGCGCAAGGAAATATAGCAGATATGGTTCTTTCAACAGGGTCAACAGTAGTGTGAGCCCTAGGATTTGCAGTATTAACTGGAGACCCCTCTTTATTTATATGTAATTCAACTAATGTAGACCCACCCTCAAAGAAAAGTCTACCAACACACTCATAAATACCTGCGGCTTTTATTACAAAGTTTTTAGCTGAATCATCCCAGGAAATGTGATCATTATTTGAAAGAATACTGGTTGGTGTGTTAGAATACCCCACATGTTTTTCATCTGAAGAAGCAGCATCATCGGAAGTTAGTTGAATATATCCGAAAGGAGCGGGTACTGGACAGGTACTAGCTGTAAGTGAAATACAAGAAACAGTAAGTCCAGAAATTTCTGTAGCCGATAAACTAATAGCATTTACTGCTGTTGCTGATACAGACGCAGCAGAAACATTAGTAGATGATAAAGACCACCCAAAATCAGAAAGAGTGGTAACGCCAGTACCACCGTTAGAAACCGATACTGTATCAGAAGATGTGAACTCAGAAAGAGATGAGGGGGTTACTCCATCAAAATCAAACTTAAGCGGAATCGCATCGGCCATTTTTAATCATCTCCACCAGTTAACAATGTTGAACCAGCATATCCTGTCCCTGTAGAAAAGACATGATCCACATCAGCAGTTAAAGCGATTGCCTCAAAATCAGAATTTAAATCTGCATCATCATTGAACTTTGTAACCGCTGCTGCCATACCACCTGTAGCAACTACATTACCGTTGATCTGAGATCCGTCTCTTGTAAACATCTGAAATGCAAACCTGTTAGCCGACATCCTATACATTACCGCAGAGATAGAGTTGCCTTTCGATCCTGAATATAGACCAGTAGGCAACGCTCTAATTAAAACTCTACCAACGCCTTCACTGCTAAAAAGAATAGACGCAGAACGCAGTCTATCGCTGCGATCTTTTGGACCAGAAAATATACTTTTCCTGCCAGAAGCGTTACCAAAGAGACTTCTTCCAATCTCTGAGGAGACAACTGCATTATTAACAATATGCATCATCTAACGTCTTTAGTTTCTTGATCTTTTAGTGTGTTTGCTTGTTTTATGACTCCATAGTTTATAGCAAATACAGTTTTTGCGCCTACGGCACTTTCCATAATTTTATTATCAATAATAATCGTACTAACTTTTTGCGAGGGTTGTAATGTTAATGTTGCAGTGCCATTGTGAGGAGCAACAACCCCAGGCCATCCAGAAACTTGAGCGTTTTCTACTGCGCCATACCCAGATGCCTGGATACTAGAAGTACATCCACTAGTATCATTGATATACAAGCCCTCACCTGATCCAGGAAGAACTCTAAAGAATCCGTTATTACCCGCGCCACTAACGGGAGTTACAGAGACGTAAGGCACTGAAGCACTCCCTTTATTTGTACTTATAACAACGGTTCCACTAGGAGCACCACCTGAATCAGATCCATGATTTCCACCTTTAGTGAACATGTTCTTAATTCCAAAATTATCTGCATCTCCACCATAATGACCAGTATTTGTAACAACTACTCTTCCTATAGTGGAATCTACACCATTATTTGTATGAACATGCACATCAGCGGTAGCATCTTCATAAACTCTACCTGTAGCAGAGATAGTCACAGAGCTAACTCCATCAGCCCACCCTGTAAAATCAGGAGTAAGGCCGTTGTTTTTGTTTGGTATATCAAAAGAAATACCCGCTAACTCTACACCTGTATTTCTAAGCGTTATTTGCTGGCAAACCCCAGAAACACCGTGAATACCTGCTGTTGCATCAATAATTGGAGCTTGAACTTCAACTACTTGACATACTGGGAGGATTGTATCTCTCTGACTCATTCTTCACCTTCTTCTTTTTTATCAACTTCAGCTTCTTCTTCAGATGCCTCTTCACTCTCTTCTTCTTCCTCTTCGTTTTCATCTCCTTCAAGAGAATCAAAGTCTATTGAGTTTAAGATGTCTTCAAAATTTTTGAAAGAGGACATAATCTCATCGGAAGTAGGAACCTCTTTGGTTTTTTCCTCTAAATCTTCCTCTTTTTCTTCATCAGGAGGACTCTCATCTGCTTTCTCTTGCTCTGGAGCCTCTACCTCAGGTGTTTCTTCCTCTTCAACGCGAGGCTCTTCTTCCTCAACTTCAGTTTCAGCTTTAATTACGCCACGACCAACAAGAACATCGGCTTTTGTAACCTTTCCATCTTTATTTAAATCAGGAAAGCCTTTCTTTTTCTTTTTTGTTTTTTCCAAGATGATATCAACCAACTCTTCTACTGAATCCATGTTTGAAAAGGTTTCTTTGATTGAAATTGTATCAAGTAGAGTTTCTTGATCTAAGATATCGGAGTAACCAGCCCTCTCAAACAGCAATTCAATGAAGTGATTAACGTCAATACACTCAACACCGTTTTTTGTTTTCAACATTTGGCTATTTTCTGTTAAAATTTCTTTAGCTACTGATCCTTTGGGGCTTAATTTAGCTAATGCCTCAAAAATTAGAACTTGCGTGTTAAGCAAGCTCTTAAATGTGGGAATGTCTTTGAGATTTTGAACACTAATTCCATACTTTTCATTGAGCATCGAGATAAAAAGACTCTTTAGGGGCTTTTTGTACTCAAAAAGAAGGCTACTGAATGATTTAATGTCTTTAAGATTAACTTTTATAGATTCGTTTAGTTCTAAGTTATTAGTGATAGTATCTGTAATTTGTTTTTTAGTTGCTAATGCAAGATAAGGAACTTCACAAATTGATTCAACTAGTGCTTTAGCGATTACACTCTCATCTCTTTCATAAACTAAAGATGCTAGATTAGAAATTTTTTGATTGTTCAGCCAAACAAGATCAAAATTATTTTTTGATTCCACTAACTCTTTCCTAACAAGCTCTTGCTTGCAAATCATCTCATAAATTGTATGGTTTACTCCTTCAGGAATTGTGTAAGTGGACTCTTGTAATGCATCATAGTTTAATCTAGGAAGATCAAACGCTTCTGACACTGAAGAAGATAACTTAATCATATTGCTAATCTCAGGAATGTTAACTAAGTTAGTATTTTCTTTCAAAAAGGTTACCAATTGAGGAGCAATTTCAATCAATCGTTGAAATTCATCAGATTCAATGATTCTATTGGTTCCATTAAATTTTTGAGACTTCTCGTAAAGCTTCTTTTTAACAGAAGTAAACTTTACTCGGCTCTCCCATAGCTGAAGGACTTTGCTAAAACTGGTATCCGCTTCAACAAAGTCCTCCTCAAAGATGTTTTCGATAAAATTAGAAATTTTATAATTTACAAAGTCATCAAACTGCTGATTATCTTCAAATAAGTCGCCACTCTCTACTTGAATATTGGTCAGGCTTACTGAATTATCAAAATCATAATTCCCAGCGATTATTTGCCCTTGCTCAGTGATGAAGGTCACCTTTTTTTCTGAGTCATCAATGGAGAAAACTTCTACATTCTCTCTTAAAGATCTACCCAAATAATCAGATAGTTTTATTATATTAGTTACTTTTTTATCTCTATTCTCGAAAATATGATCAAACATTATTAAATACACTCCTTGGTGCTAACTTTATATACTACAATAAATTAGACTTTTTTTAAGATTTTTTTATTTTTGTTAAAATTCTTTCCCACACTTTTTGTTCAGGAGACCTATACCCATTCTCCTTTAGTAGTTTTTTGGGTAATTCCTGTATGTGAGTTAATTCTTCTGTAGGCCTTTGCTCTTGAGATGGAACTGACTCCATCCCACCTGGGGTATTGCCCTGAGGCCTTTCTCCTGCTCCAGGAGAAATTTGATTGAGTTCTTGTTGTTGGTAGGCAGACTCCTCGGCCTCTTGTTTAAGCTTCTCTTTAACTACTAGAATCTCCCCTTCACTCATCTCATAGTACTCTTTATAAATATAATCTTTAGGAAATAATTGAGTTTGTGTTACTGTTTGAATAATTGCCAATCTAGCTTGGTCAATCTCAAGTTTTCTTTTTGTAAATCTATCAGAAGGATCGGGAAGTTGAATTCTTAAAGAATTTATCAATGAAGTGGGAAAATTCTTCATAGCTAAATGTCTTTTAGCTATCATTTCTAACCCTACCTCTACCTCATGCTGAACCCTAGAAACTGCTCTCGCAAATTTAACATCAAGCTCTGATAAGTTTGCTTTTCTTTCTGCTGATTTGTCTTTGTCTACAGAAACAAAGTCCTTTGGCACTTTCAAAGCGGCCAGAAGCTTATCCCTAAAGTAGGAAACATCTGTAACCTCGCCTAAATTGGTAGCTCCAGGCAAAGTCTCAATCTTAGTGCTTTGGTTTCCTTTGATAGGTACAAAGAAATCCTCATCTGCTGCAAGAGGGTTATACCTTGCGTTAACACCATTCCCTTTATAGTATTTCTCTTTTTTAAATTTTTCTTTTACACGCTCCATAAAGAGTTCGGCTTTACTAGCGGGAAGATTTCCGACATCAATGTAAAATATGCGTCTTTCAGGGGCTCTAGCCAGCCTGTAGATAAGCATAGCATCTTCCATCATCCTAAGAGATCTAAATGTTTGTACTCCGTAAGCAGCAACAGACTTGCCATAAGGATAAAACTTAGGATCAGAGGTGAATAAACGAAAATGAACAATTTGATTTTTATCTAATTCCACAAACTTAGAATTTTTTAGCCCGTACTCACTTTGATCTTCAAAGGAGGTGTCTGTGGTTAACTTATCAGGAATTTGTTGGATAAAGGTTTTAAGGTAGCCATACTCATTTTCAACCCTTAGCAGATAGTTAGGATTTAAAACCTTAACCTTTTGTATACCAGCAGAGGAGTTATTAACATCTGCAATAAGCTCTAAAAAACAATCACCGAACTTTACTGTATTTCTAAAAATATCGTAATACACTCTGTCTAGTTGAATATTTTCAAAAAGATCCTCTACAGCGTTAACCACTTCAGGGCTATCAGATTTTACTGACCATCTCCTCCTCTGTGTATCTCTTTGGGTACAATCATCAGCATAAACATCAAAAGCAGCACCAACTTCAGGATACTCATCCATTTGCTCATACTCTCTATACCTAGATTTCCTATTTCTTTCAATCTCCGTGTATACAGGGGTAGCTCGATTTATGGTAAAGGCCAATCCTGTATTATCTTTAATATCAGTATTTTGTACTTTTGTATCGCCAACAACCCCTGGACTCTCAATATCGTTAATACTGGCTATTAAATCATCTTGGGCAGGTGTTGCAAAAAACCTAGCAAACCACTTACCTAAGGCCCCTCTTGGGTAAAAGTAAGGTCCACGCCCAGGCATACCGCCGAAAGTGCTCTGTCCACCATCTTCAACTAAGGTTTTTTCTATTTCATCAGCCATCTTAAATCTTCAACTTTTTGCCCACCATGGGAGATTAAAGGGATTTGCGGTTTATTTGGATACATTTTATCGTTATTAAAAGCACTATCCCGGTTAAATTCTACTAAAGAATTGTCTCTAACCGACTTCAGGACATGATTTGCCAAAGTTAAACTCATAATTAAATCATCATGCTTCCCTTTATCGGCACTTATCCTACCCGAGTTAGTTATTACAAAAGTATTTAGCTCATTTAAAGTTCGTTGGGAATTAATTTTTAATACATTCGTTCGAATACTTTCTTCTAACTCAGATAAAATAGTATCTCTATTCTTTAATGTCACTTGGAATCCTGGGTTGCCTCGATCATCGTGCCAAACATTCTCGTACTCAAAATCATTATAGAGCAAATCAAGCACATGATTTCCCACTGTATTTCTTTCTACAACAACATTTGCTAGATTATAGTAAAGACCTTCCGTGTTTAGTATTGAGGCAAACTCATTTATTGGTGTTTTGTTGCTGTAAAACTCTGCAACAACTTCTCCGTTATATATGTTAATAATTTGTGCCGCAGAGTAGTCACGATCTCGCCCAAGCGCGGTGTCCACCCCAATGATGTAATCGTAAAAGGGCTCTGGATCTTTCCACACGCGCATCCTATTATTATATTTTGTATAAAACTCAGTATCAACCTGCTCCATCAATCCTGCTAAGACTATACCATCAATAAAAGTATCTCCCGTGCCTAAGAACTCACACTCATATTCCTGTAGCCATTGTTTTCTAGGCATATTAGATTGGGTAATCTTTGCCCAATCATCAATATCAGCAGGAGGAGTTCTAGCTTCCATCTCTTCATAAATATATTCGAAGCCCTGTGTTCTATAGTATTCTGGATGTTCTTTCCATCTAATATCAATAGCGTTAAATGAATTAGCTTTCTCAACAGCTTTTGTGTAGGTTTCGTAAAACCAATTACCTAGACCATTCACAGTAGACAGAATAAAGGCTCTACCTCCTGTCGAGATAATTGGATAAACAGCAGCCCAGATCGTGTCAATTGATTCAACGAATGCAGCCTCGTCAATGATCAAAAAGGAGCCAGCAAGAGATCTACCTGATTGCTTTCCTGAAGGTCTAGACTTGATTACTGATCTATTCTTTAATTTTAGCGTATGTTTGTTGTCTTCTGTAATCCCTGGCTGTAGGAAACCAGGAAGTTCTTCATACATAACTTTAATACGGTCAAGAACCTCGGTGGCTTCGGTATCACCTTTTGATAAGATAATAATAGCTTGATCTCTTTTAAAAACTGCCAACCACAATGCATATGCTGAAGCAATGGTTGTACATCCAGCCTGTCTGAATTTTCTAAGAATATTGAAACGATTAATCTCTATTTCTTTAACTATTCTTTCTTGAAACGGGTATAATTTAAAAGGGACTAGTCCACGAACAGGGTGTGTTACCTTAACATACTTACACATAAAGTATGCAGGATCCTCCTTACATCGTTTAAACTCCTTTAAGACATCATTTTCCATGAATATTTACTCCTTAACATGTACCCGAGACAAAGACCTATCACAAACTACCACCAATCTATTAGAGTACTTTAAAAACTGCAATATTGAATCAAAAGTACTTTATGGTGAAAAATCTATTTTTGAAGCTTATGATAAAGGCCTTGATGACCTGGATGCAAACCTAGACGATATTATTATCATGTGTCATGATGACATTGAGATACTCACACGCCCAGAAGTATTTACCCACATGCTTAAACAAAAACTTAAAAAAGATAATACGGGTTTTGTAGGAATTGCAGGAACAAGAAGATTTGCCCAAACGGGAGTTTGGTGGGATATGGAACAATGGAAAGCAGGGTCTCATAGTGGTTACGTTTTCCACGGAGAGGATCTTGATTCTATGAGTGCTACTTTTTTCGGACAGTTAGGAGAAGTTGTGGTTATGGATGGTGTGTTCCTAGCTGCTACCAAAAAAACACTAAGATCAATACAGCTTAAACAACCCAAAGCTTTTGTAGGAAAATGGGATTTCTACGACATCTTCTACACTTTCCAAACCTATCAAAAAGGCAAAAAAAATTATACGCTACCAATTCAAATTCGTCACGAATCAATAGGCGAATTAGCGGGGAGAGACTCTTGGCACAAAAATAGAGAGGCTTTTCTTAAGATTTTTGGAAAGAATCTACCTGCTAGTGTCTCGTAGGTTTCTTCTTCGCCTAGGTGCTGTTTCAATTGCGCCCCTGCCAGCTTGTCTACCGCCAGTGATTAGCTTTTGAACTTGCAGGATTTTTGCAGATCTCGCTTCTCCTGGTTTCATAGATTTTATTTCTTTAGCCAAAGCACTAATTGTTGAGTGCCTGTCATCGCTATCAGGGTTTTCAGGGTTTTCAGTCTCAACAAGATTTTCGTATATTTTGTTTTGCCAATTCATGCTACCTTATATAGAGAAAAAGCCAACTAGGAGTGAACTTAGTTGGCTTTTTTTAGTGATTTATTTTATTTTATTTTATGGAGTTCCAACAGCACCACTGTAGTCATGTCTGTTTTTATCGTATTGTCCAATCCCATTGAAAGAAAAAGTGTTGTGGTAACCACAATGCAATCCTGGAAGAGTGTCATTGCCATCAGCAAAGCACTGATTCATTAAAATCTCATGATTAGCACTTAATTTTCCATTTCTGACTAATTTATAATTATGAACAGCATCAGCAACTTGATCAATCGTATCATAAATTCTTCCTAAGTTTTCAGTAGCTGTGGAGTATGCTCCAGGAATCATATATGTAGAAATAGCTTGGAATCCCTCTACCCCAGATTCAAGTGCATTCTCAAACTCATAATCAGCTAAGAAAGCACCTCTAAATCTTCTCATCCCTGCCCAATGAACATAATTATTAAAGAACCAGCTTTGGTTGCCCATTGTTATAGTGTTATTAAGAGCGGAAGGATCATTCAGTGCAAAATTATAACCATGACAAGAAGACGAGTTTAAACCCAGGTAGTACTGGGATTCTGAGTCTGAGTAACTACGTTCGACGTTTGTCATTGGCCTTCTATGGTAGTAGGGAAGCACTGTGGCAATGGTTCCCATTGGACCTAAAGTACTAGCATTCAAATCACCATAAGAAACACCTCCTGGGTCAGAACTTACAGGGAAAAACTCAAATACTTGCGGTTGAGTATACTCTCCAGAGAGCGGATACGCAGCAACAGCAGACACTTTACTCCACGAAGCCGTTGCCCTAACAGCCAAAGATGTCCCTACCACTGCATGAGTCATTGATGCTGAAGACAAGGTAACATCTATGGCCCCAGTTCCACCTGTAAGCTGTGTCATTGGAACGCGAACATACTCAATATTTAATGATTGTTGTTCAATAATCCAAGGACCATTAAAAGTACCAGTTCCCGATACACCCGATGCGGGGGGAATTGCGGATCCTCCGTAATGAACACCTAAAGGAAGGCTTGTCTGTGTTGGTTGCTGTGGTTGGGGGACGGGTTGTGCTGCTGGTGCCATAATAGATTACTCCTAGTATTACTTTAATCTAAGAGTATTTAGTATCTAAAAAATAAGAATCTTAATAAAAAAATATTAAGATTCTTATTTTTTACCAAGGAGTTATTAAATTACATCAGATCCACTAATTCTGCCTCCTTTGCTCTAGGAATAACGATAGTTAAGAGCCCATCTACAAAATCAGTTTTTGCTTTCTTTAAATCGAAAGCCTCGTCAATATTCAACGAAAAGTCCACATCTTTCTTGCTAATGCCATGATGTACGAACTTGACATCATTCTCTGCCTCTCCTGTTGCGGTGATTCTAAGAGTATTTTTACTGGCTTTTACGCTAATATTTTCTTTCGCGTAGCCAGCGAGTGCAAACCGTAACCACAATTTGTTACAATCATCATCTACCCAACAATCAGAGTGGGGGTAATTTGGAAGTGAAGCTAATTGCTTCTTGGGCACATCGACCATTCGGTGCCAGTCTCGGAGGACAAGATCGAGATTATTCCAAACATAATCAAAATTAGTCCAATAGAAGTTTCCCATTGTTTTTCTCCTTTCTTTCGACAAGGGGGTAAAGAGTCCCTTACGGCAACTCTCTTTCTATTATAGATAGGTTACTTAAATAAAAAAACTTCCCCTAAAACACAGGAATTAGGGGAAGTTAAGCGAAGTTCCAAACACGAAAAGCGTAAACACTTCGAGTTGGTCTATTTTCGGGTTCCACCCGACTGGTCTATATTTCTAGCAAGCTCTGCTGCTCTTTTAGTTTGTAATGCTTTACGAGCTAAAACTTGAACTCTAATATTTTGGGGTAGCCTCTTAAAAGGATCCTCCCTTCTTACTGTTACAGTCCCTGTCTCTATACCTGGGGTTGCATATGGGTTTCCTTTAGATTCAGTAACCTTCTTTAAACACCTATCATATCGGCGTTTAGCTCCTTTACTCCAAGTGCTTCTTTTAGGGGTTCCTGCGGTCTTGGCAATAGAATCCGTACATACTTTATACTTAAATGAGCTTTGTGTGCGTTCTAAGATTCTTTCTTGCCAATTCATCGCGGTTTTTGTCTTCTTACTGCAATTGTTTTTGCAACCTCTCTCGTAATCTTATTTTGTTCAGGCTTATTACCATGAATTTTTGCAAACATAGCTGCATCAATTTTGCTTCTCTCAGTTGCTGTGATGTCAGGATCCACAGAAGCTTGTCCTGTCCTTCTTCTAGATCGAGTCGATGCCTCGGTTAAGCTTTCGTATATTCTATTTTGCCAGTTCATTTCAATACTGTTCTCTTTTCTGTCCCATCAGGCATCTTAGTAACAATCACAGTCTGCCCTTTTTCGTTTTTATGGGTTGTTGTTACTCTGCCTCTACCACCGTGAGGTCTCAGTCCTTTTTGTCGGCCTCTTACAGTACCAACTAATTGCCTTTTCCCATCTGAGGTGAGTTCTTCTGTCAAACTATTGTATACTTTATCTTTCCAATTCATGTTAATTTTTTTCCGTGTTTTCGTTTGGTCTCTCGAACAAACAGTCGTTTCACTTGCCGTTTAAATACAGCAAGCTTCTCATTATATCTAGGGTCTTTGTTTCTGTACCCTTTGTTCTTTTTGTTCAATTATTGAGCTTCGACAACAACAGATTCAGTTTCGACAACTGGTTGAGTTTCTACAGTAGCCTCAGCAGCATTATTCTGAAGAAGATTTACAAGCCACTTACTGCCTTTCACTGCCCCAAAACCACACCCAAAGGCAACGGCTCCCAAAAATACTAACTCTGCTAAACTCATTTTATACACCGAGAAGGGTGTTCTTAATCTGTCTTTGAAAAACAGTGACCATAGTGGATTCATATTATTATTCCTTTTTTATTGAAGCTTGGTTTTAACAGTTTTTGGTCTTGATCCAGGCTCAACCTCATCTTTGTCATCACCATTCTCAACAATTCCCTTAAGAATAGTCGATAGATTTGTCACAACAAGCGTAATCAAACCTGCAACAACAGCAATACTAGTTTCAGGTACGAACTGTATACTAAAAATGAAGGTGCATACTAGGAAAGTTAGGTAAAACCCAGCAAACTTAGCTAAGTGCTTTGATGCTGTTTCTTTTGCACTTTCACGAATAAGTAATTCACGAAACATTGCATCTGACTCAGCGTTAAGCTTATCAACCTCTACCCTACCCTCGGCCTCTCTTCTTTCTCTTTCAACCCTGCCTTCAGCTTCTTTTAATTTGAGAGCAGACTGAACATCAATATATCCTTTATTATCCATCATTGGTTTTTCCATAGTAATTTCCTGTTCTTCCTGTCCCCGTTTCTATTTAGGGAGAAAAGAACAATAAAGAGGAATCTTTTTTCCTTTCACGAAAGGAGTTAAGCACCTTTTCAGCAATGTGCTGTGCGTGGGATCATGTATCGTTTCATATTCCTACTCCTACTGTTATTGTACCTGTGGTTATGGCAGTGCAATGAGACAGCACTGGAGGTATTGCGGTACATTCGCCGTGAGGAGCGATTATGCTCCCTGCTAATGCCATAGGCATACCCTCGCAAAACACTGTTGATGAGCCTAGGCCTAATATGCTCCCGCCAACAATAGTCCCATCTAGTGATGGTTTTGATATTCCACCACTCTCAGCAAAAACTGAAGTACTTCCTGTCATAGAATGCAAACAAGAAGCTAAGGTATTTGTAGTTGTTATTCCTACCATCCTTTAGGCTTAAAGTTTGTTTCACAATCACAAGGCTTGTTTGTTTCTGCATCTGTAGAACCAGTACCACCAGCTTCGACAAGATTACCTAACCAACTTGGGGCAAAAGACAGAGGATCAAATTTAGGTTTTTTATCTGGTAATGCAAAAGATCTATCCTCTCCTTCTTTTTGACACTCGCAGTTTACCTTCTTTCCACAAACGCCTTTAGGCATTTTAGTTTTTAATTCCTTAAAAAATTTAACAGCGCACCCACCAAGATCATCAACTAGTCCTGCAACACTTACAGCATCGCTACTGCCAATACCTGGAATTAAGCTCCTTGCTGCTCGAATTATCCCTGCAAGATCCCCAGCGATATTTAAGAAATCAATTTCAAAATCTACGGAAGTGGTTTGCTCTACGTTGCAATAGCAATTAGCTGGATCGCTTGAGCAGGGCTCAGAGCAGGATTCCCACTCTACAGAACACATTTTCAGTGAAGGGGGAGTAGGGAGTCCAGGAATAGGTTTACAATTAAATTCAAAACCAAAATCAACTTCATTCTCAGGTTTTGGTCTCTCCTCTCCTGGCTTAAAGGGGTCAGGTCTTTTTGGTTTAGGCCACCTTCCACCAGCGCAAGTAAGGGGGATTTTGAAATTGCCACAACTCCAATGAGGTCCTTGAAGAACAGCAGGCCCTGCAAATTCGTTAGGCTCAGGAATAACTTTGGGGATACATCTCTTTTCCGCTTTTGCAGTCACAGTGCCATAAACTCGATACTTTCTTTCGGCGGTTCGTATAGGGACATCATGTAATGTTTCTACATTCAAATTAGCAGTTACTGAATTAATTAAAAGGCAGCAATCCTCAGAAGATGGGGGTGGACCTGCTTCTGTCCTACCTCCTGTGACTGTACCAAAAGCCATTACACACTCTCCTTATAATGAATCATCTCTTCTAAAGCAGCAATCCTACTTTCATTTTTCTTCATAATCACATCCTGTTCATCATCCCGCGCATCAATGTCTGCTTGAGAAACAGTGTTGTGAATGTCTCCAAGCTTCTTAAACCAATTCCTACCATTCTTTCTAAACAAGGGAAGGAACACAAAAAGGATTAACCACCAGTATCCTAATGTCTTAATTAACCCACCTGTTTCATGCAGCGTAGAAGCGGTTGTTCCTTGTACTGGTCCTGCCCCTGCTACCTGACCGACAATGGCTGCTGGACTTGCGGAAGGCATAATAACTTCTGTGAGCATTACACCCCCTGCGGCTCCTGCTGCAACTACTGCTGGCTCAGGAAGAAAGGCTGCGGTTATTCCTCCACCTAAAGCACCACCTACTGCGTGTTTGATTGTGCTGCAACTGCTTAGAATAATAAGCATGGATACTATTAGAAGTGTTCTCATCTTGGATTATCGGGCCTCTCTCTAGCAAGTTTTTCTCTTGTAGCTCCTGCGGTAGGATCTGATCCTCTATACCTAGCATAACCTTGTCTTTTAGCTTGTGTTCTAGTTAGATCCTTCTCAGTCTCAGTAGCATGTTGTGCAACTATATCTCTACATGTATTTCCAACACAATTCTCTCCCCTATGAAGGCTAATAGAATCTCTAGCAGTAGAAGCTATTTTTGGATCATCAAGTTTAAGGTGTCCATACCCCTGAGATTTTAGTTCATCCTCAACCTCTCTCATTTTTGGTGTGAGAGACATTCTTCTTTTAGTTTCTTGAGCCGTAGCAAACCTCTGAGCTTTTTTTCTTGCTTGCTTTTTTCTTTTATTCTCAGTTAGTATACTGAAAACCTTATCGTATGAGTTCATCTTCTTGGACTTCTCCCTTGTCTTTTATCAAAATCAATTCTTAATTGTTCTTGATCTATGCTTCTTTGTAGTTTTAGATGTCTTGCTTTCCTCTCGGCAGGAGTCTCGACTGGGTTCTCCCTATCATATTTTCTTTTTGCTAATATTCTTTTTACTTCATCATTAAACGCTTGCTCCTGTTCCGCGCTTTCTGGAGCAGGTTTTTCTGAAGTCTTAGTAGCAACTTCTCTGCTAGGAGTTACGGGTAAGCTGGGAGGTGAGGGCTTATCAGAACTTTTAGCAACACTTATACTTGGTTTTGGTACATTAGGCATGGAGGCTTTTCCTGTTCCTTGTAGTCCAGCGGTTAAACCTCCCAATACGGCAGCGGTAGCAGCTAGTCTTTTTCTGCCTTGTGCTCGACCCTTTTGCTCAGAAACAAAACAAGCTTCTAGCAGTAGATCATGTATTTTTTCGTAAGAGTTCATAGAAGCTTATCGTTCACCTCTACGGTATTCTCCTTCCACATCTTGAGACCTTTGAGATTTACTAAAAACCGTTCTAGGATCTCCAACAGTTGCTCTAGCATGTCTAACAATACCTCGCCTTCCTCTTCTTTGCATTGCTTCAGTCTCACTTGTTTCAATAGCAGTTGTTCTATCTGACTTAAATCTACCAACAGTTTGGCGCGTTGACCTTGCTTTCTTTTTTATTGTAACTTTTGCTTCAGTGAGCAAGTTGTATATTCTTTCGTAGCTGTTCATTTCATCATCTGCCTATTTTCCGAGCTGTAGTCTTTTTTTGGGTTGTAAGTTCCTGCTTTGTATGCTGCTGCTACTGCGGGACCAGCCTTTCCTTGGGATAATAACTTCTTATACTTGCTATGCTTTTCCGCTGTTGTCAAAGGTTTTGGTTTTTCCTCAGTTATCAGACTATAAATTTTTTCGTATGAGTTCATATAATTATATAGCTTAGGCCCGTAGGGCCGCGAAATTTTTTTACTATAATAAGATATGGAACATCTAGTAAATTTTATCGTATGGGCACTCACCGTTATAGGGATCACAGTAATTGTAACTCAATCAAGCATCCTATTTCCTTTACGGCAACGTCTTGGAGCAATAAACAATTATTTAAGAACCTTTTTAAATTGCGCTTTTTGCTTTAGCTTTTGGGCAGCAATGGGAGTATCACTACTATTTCAAACAATGACAGGCAATCTCTTTCTTGATGGTTGCTTAGGTTGTGGAATGTGGTTTTATGTAACCTTTGGAGTTTCAGAACAACCGCAATTTCCCCCTATACCTACGAAGAAGTAATTTTTAGTTTAATTGCTAGGCGTAAACCAGTGCTTGAATCCTTAATCTCATCTATCACTTCAATATTCCATCCAGGGAAATAACTAGGATCACCATGAGTATTTTCTGTCCTCCAACGAGAAAGCTCAAGAGTATTCTCTGGTTGCCCAAGTGGAGCCAAATTTTGTCGTATAAAAGAAGGTACAGAATTAAAGTACCAAATAAAACCAGGAGTTGGATGAGGTCTGTATGGACCCCAAGAAACTAAAAGAGTTCCATTTATATCGCCAGGAGGAAGGTATTGACTAACTGATCTTTCGGGGCTACAAAAGCCTCTTGAATAGAAAGACAGATACATGTACTGTCTTGGGCCAGGAGTTGGAAAACTATCAATACTCATGGGAGTTCTAATGAGTATCTTATTAAATCCAGTTGAGTTTTGATTAAAGGTTGACCCAGGCTCAATATGCTTAAAATCATAAGGAAGAATCCACACTTCTTCTGAACCTTCCCAGGGGTTACTTCCATGAGGGGGTAACTCATGAATGTGTGTAGGACTTAGTAATCCATTAAACGCTGCTTGTCCAGGATCAGGACCCGTTATACAGTTTACCACTTTTCCGTCACTTCCCGTAATCCAATTTGATGGTCTATTCGTTTTTGAATAATTCATCATATAATTCATTATATTATATGGGTTTATACCGTTTGGACCTGTATGCCCCGACTCTCCTGGTTTATAACATTCGTCCGTATCGGGACCAGTTCCAAAAGTGCCAACCTCTAACCTATTAACCTGTCCTTGCTCATCTGCTCCGCAAGGTGCGTTAAATTGGCAAGGACAAATATTATTAGCTATAATATTTTCAGTAGAGAAAGGTTTGCCTATGTTTGTATCATGCGCCCAACTATAACCTAAAGGAGAATTTACTCGGTGTGCGTTCTCATGAATTGCAGTTCCAATATTTGTGTGATTTGAAACAAACTCATCTGTATTTGTTGTAGAATACATTTCAATCCAGGACTGAGGATTAAAACTGTTAGCATCTGGATCAGTATACTGTGTTCGGTATATTTGAATATCTGTTCGGTAGTTTCCGCAAGTGGGATCAACTGCATTAAAGTAGATAACACGGTTACCAGATTCGCCCCCAGAGTAACTACCAGCACAATTTCCATTATACCAACACCCTAAAGTCCAAGTAAATATTTTATCATATTGAGATAGCACAGGATCAGCATCAATAAAATCTTGCATCCATTTAATCAAACCTCCAGTACCAGCGTGACCACAAGTTTTAGGGTATAAAGTACTTCCACAAGTTAAACCTGATTCAGGAGTAGTATACTGTGGTCCATGAAAAATATCAGCGTTACCACCATTTAGTCCTTCAATATAGTACCCATCAAAAAAACTGTTATTGATATACTTAGTAAAATCAGCCGCATACTGATCCATTTTTGATTGATCATGAACTATTGATGAACCATAGGCATCCCCTCTACTAGCAGCAAACTCGGCAGGATATTGAACAGGATTACCGTTTGAATCTCTATATCCCCAATTGTTTCCAGTTGTATACCCGCCATAAGGATCAGGTGCGGGGTTAGTGCTATTAGGTAAAAGAGTGCAGGGTCCTCCTACCTGAAAAATTACAAGAGCAGTTTTAGCAACATATGGACCTGCTCCAAGCTGTTGTGTTCCTCCACCTTGAGATATTTCTAGAAGATCAGGATGGTCTTGTAAAAAAGATCTAGCCTCTTCTCGCAACTCTTCTAAAGGAGTGGAGCCCAAAAAACAATAGTTTTCTCCCGCTAAATCAGGAGTTTTATTGGAGGGCAACATTCCCAGCCTTGCGTGTCTACCTCGTCTTATTTGTCCAAATGCCATATAATTATATAGGAGTCCCAACATATTAGGAGTCCCAAAATAGGGGTCCCAATTTTTAAAAGTCTAGGAGTCCCTTAAAGTTTTTTGAGTCCCTATTTATAATAATAATATGTTCCATATATGGGTAGGGGGCCATATATGGGACTCCAACTTTTTGCGATTTTTTTAGCCAAACATTGGGCATTCCTATCCCCTAAGCCGTTCTCCCATAGGCACTTACGCGCATAGGAACACCCAAAGTTATCCCAATTAGGCATAAAGAGTTCTTGCTATCTGGTCGATAATATAGTATAATGGAAAACATGAAAGACACAGTAACGATCATCCTCTCTACTCTCTTGGGCTATGCCCTCTGGCTCCTCTTGGCTATGCTGGTCCTAGGTGGTGCGGTATATGCCGAGACACCCACCCAAGCCATCAAGAACAAGGACGGTGCCAAGTGTGCAGCCATGTTTGATGATGCCATCAAGGTCAACATACGCCCCGAGTGTGTGCGTGAGCTTGCACCCATAGTAGCAGCCATACGCTACGCAGAGAATGGTAGGGCTGGGCGTGAGTATGGCATACTGCACCCTAGGGTCAAGCCTACCTATCGCTCTCAGGCTGGGTGGTGTGCTGCTACTGTCCAGAAGAACTATGACCGATGGGTCAAGGCTGGCAGGAAGGGTGAGTATATCAAATTCCTAGGGGCTCGCTATTGCCCTGTTGGTGCTGATAATGACCCTACTGGGCTCAATAAGCATTGGATCAAAAATGTCACAAAATTCCGCAAGAAGTTCTTGCAATCCTCATAACCCTTTGGTATAATACATACATGAAAGATAGAAATAACAACCGTGCAGAGGTCAGACTAGACCCTGCTTCCACTCCCTCTAAGCCTCGCTTTGATGTGCAGGTCTACGGTGGAGATACCGATAAGCTCCTTGCAGAGGACAACTTCCTCGGTTGGGGTGGTCTTCGCTTGAGGAACTTCCTCATCATGAATGGCGTGAACCATGTGCGCTACATGGATCCCGTGACCCTCTCCAAGGCTGGTCTTTGTTGAGGAGCTAGTCCTAGGCACGGTTCACATGTTGAGCCACCTACACGATCCAGGGCGTGGTAGCCTGTAAGAAATCCCAAAAGGGGGCGGCGCGGAGCCGCCTAAGTAGTGATAAGACAAGGGGTTAGAGCAGAAAGTTTTTTCATTTAGGGCTTGCATTCAGCTTGAGGTGTGATATAATAGGGACATGAAAGAAAAGAACAAATACACGATGACCACTCCGCGTGAGGGTCTTACTCAATACAAGTTCGAAGGCCATGGCTGGACTCTCTCCATAGGCTCAGACGAGAGCATCCACTACTGCTCTAACCACGAAGGCACTGTCGAGATCGCAATCAAGAACGAGCATGGTAACCTGATCAGCCTCTCAGCCTACGATCAAGTACAGGGCTATCAGCCTATGAGTAGGGTCGAGGAGTTCATGAGTGTGCTAGAGTGGAAGGAGACCCCTTGGGCTTGCCATAAGTTTTTTCACCACTATTTTGAGCCAGTTCAGGCTTGACATCCACCCCCTCACTTGGTATAATACACGCATGAAAGATTTAGAACTGATGGGCGATGCCCTTGAAGAGGTTACGCAAGCACAGGTCTTTGAGGCTATGGCTGATGAGTCAGAGCTTGGAGACGCAGACATCGAAGCATGGGCCACATGGTGGCTCGAAAAGGAGAACGCATGAA